GGCTATTGTAGCGTCTGTTTCAGCATGAGTGCTGACGTAGGTATCGAAGAAGTTATTGCTTCTTTAAGTGAGCGTGGACAGATGGAATGGGAACTTGCTTTGATGCGAGTTCACATTAAGCAGCTTGAGGAAGCTACTTGTACCTGCGACTGTTGTTGTGGGACGACTGAGGAATAAATATAGGAGCTTAAATGTCTTACTCACTAATTGAGCCTTATATGACAAATCGCACTAAGGCAAATAATAAAGTCAAATCAGTGTCGATGACAGACGCGTTTAATCAAGGTATCAATAGTACTTTAGATGATTTTGATTCTCCTAATATTGGGGACGCAAGGATTAATCTCGATAGATTTAATCAAGGAGAAATTGCTAGTCAACTCTTCAACAAACGTATTTCTAATACAATTCAAAATCCTTTGGAATCGTTGACAAATCAAAACCAAAGAAATTGGTCTAACCAGTCTTCTGCTGCAGGCCAAAGTTTGAATGATGCCATTAATGATTTGACGGGGACGCCAGCTCGAGCTTTGGCAACAGCTGCGTCGAACATGGCTCCGAATACTTATAATAATAATTCCAATTCGCAAGAGAAGGTTGTTATAGAGAACAACAATCAAAATGCGTTCAATCCGTTAGGTGAGTTGCCAGGTACGAAATCGTTTGGTACTAGTGCAGCGTTTGATAACCGTTTGCAGTTAATGGATTTGATAGCAAAGCTTGGGTTGATGGGTGATCGCACTACTCAAGATTATGTGCGTGGCTTAGGTCGTATAGACAGAGCTGAAGATAAAGGAATTGCTGCGATAGAAGATGCTATGCAGCGTAGAGGTATGACGAACAGTGGTGTTCGTAATGCTGGTATGGGTAGATTCCTTGGCGAAGCGTTACGCAGCCGTGGTGATTGGACGAATAAAACAAGCCGAAGGTTGCAAGATTTGTTGCTTCAGCAGGGATTGGGAGCAGAACAATCTAGTCAACGATTTGTTGATCGAGATGCTTTGAAAAGTTTCTTAAGTTCTGTAGCGGCTTCTGCGAACGTTAGAGGAGTTTGAAATGGGCCTTTTGGACGACTGGTGGGATGAAGTTTCGGGTGGCGTTGGTAAGGCTATAAAAAGTAATCCTTTAACTGGTTCTTTAACTGCTTTTAGTGAAGCTGCACCTTATATAGGTAAATTTATTGCAGGCGATTACGCTCCTGAATCTTTGCACAGTACGAAGATGAAAGCTGATAAAGCTGATAAAGACGCACGATTGCAAACAATTGCTAATGCCAGAGAGTCAACTGCATTGGGTGACGCTGAAAGAAACCTCAAAGGAGCTTTACAAGCTAGTAAAGCTGGTGCAGCTGAAGCTGAAATGCTTCGGATGCTTGAACAGCAAGCTATGATTAAGAACCAACCTGGTTATTCTTCTCAGGAAGCTCCTAGTTTTGTTCCTGGTGGTGGCCCTCCCACCGACCAGCAATATGATTCGGATATTCTTGATTGGGCTGCTCGTTTGGGTATCTCTGACGAGATAGCTGCGTTGACTGGGGACACTGGTTCTGCCAATGCTGGTGGCGGTTACGATCCGATGAGCACTATCAATGCTTGGGCGGAGGATCGTAGGGGCGATTACAAAAATAAGTTTGATAGAAGTAACCAATTTTGGCAAGACGAGCAAACGCGTCGAGGCAATGAAATTGTTGCCGACATGGAAACTTGGAAAGGGCAGCATGCTCGTTCCAACGCTGACCGTTTGGCAATGGAAGCGTTTTATGCGACGCAGCACGAAAAGTCGGTTGGCGGCATGCAGTCGTTGTACGCCGATCAGGTTCGTGCAGCTGAAGCTAAAGCTACTGAACTTGGTTTGAATCCTGATGCTTGGATTGACGCTGTCGGCGCTACTGAAGCTGGGTTCTTGCAGGGAACGTTTGATACGGGAGTAAATTTTGCTAACAGATTGTCCGTCATAGGACAATTGGCGTGGGACAAAGTAGGTTCAGATGCTTTGCAAGGCGCTAACGCTGAGGTCCGTCGGTTAAATACGGAGACAGCGAAAGCTATGTTTGATGCTCAGGATCAGTATGAAGATTCTTTGATGGCTATTGAAGATGCTGTTCTGCAACGTCAGATTAGTGTTGACGATGCTGCTGGGGCAGAGGCTAAGGCTCGGGCCCAAGCAACGCAGACAGCGCAGCTTGCTGATGCGTTGGGTCAAGAATTGTATGGTCTGTCACCTGGAATGGGTGAAGCTGCGTCTTTGGCAGGGATTTTGGAGACAGTGTTAGGTGATGCTATGGATGTAGCGTCGGGTGCTGGGGATCAGCCTTTGGTTCCTTACACTGATGCTGATATCGGTCAAACATTGAATTTGACTGTTGACCAGTTGTTGAAACGGTTGGGTCAAATTGACGATAAGCCAGAAGCTCCTCAGCTATTTGATATTGGAGCTGAGTCTGCTGCCGAACTAGGGGTTGAACAACAACTGTCGAGGGAACAGATTGAAGTGTTGAATCTTGTTCAAAGTATCTTAAATAAGAACGCCATGCCTCGAGGTTAAATTTATGGCTAATTTAGGGTTTAATCCTTCTCAGGGACAGTTCACTAAACGTCGTAAACCTAAAACTCCTAATTTTGTTATTGAAGGACTTGTAAATCAGAAGGAGCCTTTGGTACTTCCTTTGGGAGATCTTGCTGCTTCGCCTTCTCAGGCTGGTGAGGATGGAAATGGGTTCGATGTTCCTATTCTCGGCGATGTCTTGCGGCTTATCGATAAGCCTCGTGCTGGGATTGTTTCTGGTATTAAAGAAATAGGCGACATATTTGATTCTGATAACAGTTTCTCGGTAGGGGAATGGTGGAATCAAACAAACGACAACATCATGATGGGCGAAGTTCTTCGCGATTGGGATGTTGATCTTCCAGGTCCTCTGGATTTTGTTGTAGGTCTTGGTTTAGACATTGCTCTTGATCCTTTGACTTATATGGCTGGAGCTGGGCTTGCTGCTCGCGCTGCTAAAGCTGACGATGTTGTGAAAGCTTTGCAGGGTGCGGCTAAAGCAACGACTAATGCTTCGAAAGCTGCGGAGCTTACAGCTGCCGCTGACAGGGTGAGGAAGACAAGGTCAGTGTTGTCAGCTGGAGATAATTTGGCTGATATCGGGATTTCTACTGGGATGCGTTTTACGATTCCTGGGACAGGGAAGTTGGGTCGCAGAGTTATTGAACGTCCTTTACGTCGTCTTGCTCCTAACTCAAAGGTTGGGAAGTGGCTTGATGCGAAGCGTGTAGATCAGTTAGCTCAGGTAAATGTTGGTCCTGGGGGTAGTTACCGTTGGATTAAGGGTGAACGTCTTTTTGATTTGAACAACCCTAAAGCTCGGAAGTTGATTGCGAGTCGGTTGGCTCAGTTAAGAAAGATGAATAAGCAGGCTGCCAAGATTCCTTCTGGTAGTCCGTCTGCTCGAGCCGCTCAAGTTGCTGCAGGTATGGCAGTGGAAATCCCTTTGTTGCGTATTCCTGGGTTAGGTAAGGCTGCTTCTGTAGCGTTTGTTGCTTCTTTGCCTGGGAAAATGTTGGGTGCTGCAGCTAAAACAAAAATTGGGCAAAGCATGGGAGATGTTTTGTCAAGTCGTTCGGAGATCAATCGGATGATTAGATCCGATGATCCTGCTGCGGTTGAGGCTGGTTTGTATTTGTCTCGTATCACTAATCAGGCGACTGTTAAAAGTATGCGTTGGGAGAATCAGCGGATGCTTGGGTTACGTTCTCTTTCTAAAAATGCTTCTAAAGAGGGCATTGATTTTGATGTGTTGATGCGGGCTGCGGAAGAGCCTCCTGGTTCTGCGTTTCTTGGAGCAATTGATCCAAGGTTTGTTGATGATGAGGCTTGGGCTGCAGCTCATGCTGATGCTCAAGCTTGGTGGCAGGAAGCTGGGGAAGCTTTCAACACCGAATTGTCGTTGTCTCAGCTTCCTTTAATTAAGGATGAGTATTATGTTGCGAGATATTTGAATGCTGAGGGTTCTCGTTATGTGAACTCTAATGATGATGTGTTTGATTTTGCGACAGCTGAAGGTCTTGCTGGTAGTTCTTTGAAAGCACGAAAGTATGCGACGCCTGCAGGGATGCGTCGGTTGCGTGAAGCTGGAGAGATTACTGATCGAAATGTTGTTGATTCTTTAGGTTTACAGCAGGGAGATAATATTGATGAAGCGTTTGAGCTTGCGTTAGACGAAGGTGTAGAGATTACGTTAGAGAACGGCAATAAGGTTTCTAATCGTTACTTTGGTGGTCCGTTGCAGAACGTTGATGAAGCGGGCAGTGTTCTTACTCAAATGGAGAATATGGGTAAGGAAGCGATGGGCGCTGATGGGTGGAAAACTTTCTTTAGCGATGATGCTCGAGCAGGGATTGCTCGTTATTTAGGGACGATGACAAAACATATTCGTTCTCAAGCTGTTGTTGATGGGATGCGTGACGCTGGAGTTGTCATCCAGGGAGTTAATGGTCGCATTCAGCGACGAATGGGTGAAGGTGTTTGGGATACGATTCATCGGGCTCAACGGGCGCAACAACGTTCTGGCGATAAGCTTGACGATGCTCGTCGGCAAGCAACTCGTTATGCGTCGGATGTTGAGAATTATACGAAAACTCCAGCTGAGCTTGGTTTAAGGGGTTCAGCTGCTGAGATGACTGAGCAGCTGGCTGAGACTGAATTTCCGAGGTTGCAAACTGGGGGTGGGACTGTCAAGTCTCAGGTTTCTCGTCAGGTTGAAGAAGCTGGCGTAATAGAACAGATGTCGGAAATACAAGGATTGGTGGATGATGTTGCGGAAGCTGTTGCGGCTTTAGAAACAGGTAATGCTGCGAATCTAAGTGCAGCTGCGAGAGAGTTGTTGAAGGGCATGGAGTTGAAAACTCCTACTCCTGCGTTGAAGAAAGCGTTGAAGAATCGTGAAACTGCAGCTTCTGCTTTGGAACAAGCTTCTGAACGGGTTCATGTTTTAGGTTCTGAGATTAGTGATATTCGTCGTTTGCAGTCGACTATAAAAGCAGTTATTGCTCAGTCAGGTGATCCTGCGGTGTTTGGTGAGGTGCAAGCAGCGTTGAATTCTCTTGATGAGCAGTTGCGTATGTTGGAGGAGGGGTTGAGGGAAACTAATCAACGTCTTGTTCGCAACATATTAGATAATGATCCGACTGCTCAAGCGGCTGAAGCTTTGGCTCAGCTTGCAGATGTTCATACTGTTGAGCAGTTAGATATGTTTGGTGTTCAGTGGAAAGAGCTTTTGGATAGCGATCCGTTGTTCCGTCATTACATTGACGAAGTCGGAAAGTTGAAGCGTCTTGAGTTAGAAGTTGGGTACGCTGCAAAAACTAAAATCAGTGAGTTTATGAATGCTGCGGGTGAGGTAACTCCGAAGATTAGAGCTGAGTTTGATGCAAAACTTGTTGAGTTAGCTGCTAAGCGGGCGGCGTTAGAAGAGCAGATAGCTAAAGGTCTTGGTTCACCGAACGCTATTAACAAGTCTAAGGCTCGATTGAAGTATGAAGAGCTTTTGGAACAGGAAGCTGTTTTGAAAGCTCAGTTTGAAGAGTTAGAAACAGATCAGTTGTTGCCTTTGCAAGCAGAGATTCAGTCAAAGCTTGCGACTATTACTGCTAAACAAAGTGCTACTGCTCAAGAGATCATGGAGTTGCAGTTCGATATTATTGAACAGCAACGAATCATTCTTGAGGGAATGGCAGATATTGATGCCATTGTTGCTCCTGGTGGTTTAGCCCGAGGGTTGGAAGCTACTGAAACGCAGCTCGAAGCAATTAATTTATTGAACTCTGATCGCACTGGACGTGGTTTGAATGCGGTTGGTTTTTATTTCGATGACGCTGTTAACGATTATTTGATGAACATGACTGGATTAGGGCGGTCTTTGAATCGAAGTAAGATCAGTGACAAAAGTCGGAATTTGTTGAGTGGTTTGTCGCTTCCAGGTTCTGTGTCTGATGAATCTTTAGAGTTGTTTGTTGATGCCATGCAGGCGGCAGCAAAAACTCAAGACGTTCAAGCGATGCGATTGTTTGGTCGACGCTATTCGAAGTTTGTGAACTGGTGGAAAGCTCAAGCTGTTAGCACACCTGGTTTTATTTTGAGGAACATGTATGGAGGCATGTGGGTTAATAACCAAATCAATGGTGTTCCCATGTCTTACCATCGAAGAGTTAGTGAGATCCGTCGTCAGGTCCGTAAGGTTTCTGACGAACGGGGCATTGACGAAGTCGCTGCGCTAGATGAAATCATTGGTTCAGGAAAGTCTCTGAAGCTGAGAGGTTTGAAAGAATCTGTCAGCAATTATGAGATGAGAATGTTTAAGCAATGGTTTGAAGCTGGTTTAGGCGAGGGTGGGCAAGCTGCGTCCGAAGTTGTTTCTGCTGTGGACTCAGCTGGGTTTGGGTCAGGTCGCGGGTTTCGTGGCCGTACAGTTGGGGGTACATGGAATCCCCTTCAAGCAGAATTTAAGCCATTTGCGTTTGTGCGTTCAGTAAACACAGACGCTGAGTTTATGATGCGTGGTGCTTTAGCGCATCATGCAATGATGAGTGGCTCAACTCTTGATGATGCTTGGTTCCAAGTTAGGAAATATCATTTTGATTATTCAGATTTAACTAAAGGTGATGTCGCAATCAAGCAGTTTGTGCCGTTCTGGACTTGGCAGAAAAACATTTTGCCTGTGCTAGTTGAATCTATCGGCAAGAAGCCAGCTGCTTGGAATCGAATTAGTCAAGTTAAAGGTGAATTAGAAATACATTCTCCAGTTGAGGGACTTGTGCCTGATTACTTTGCGGAGAATATGGGTGTGAGGTTGCCGTTTACTTCAAGCGGTTACCGAATGTATGCGCTTCCAGATCTTCCTTTCAAAGACTTGTCTAAGTATTTGAAAGATTTTCCTAGCGCTACTGTTCCTCCTCGAGCAATTGTGGAAAACATTATGCCGTTCTACAAGTTGCCTATTGAGATGTGGGCGTTAAAGAAATCGTTTGCAGATATCAAGATGACAGGGAGATACGGAGAAGTTCCAGCGACCTGGAATTTTGCTATGCCTGTTTTGGGTTCTTTGGGTTTAGCTAAAAAGAATTCTAAAGGTCAGTGGGCGATGAAAGATACTTACGCTTATGCGGTTGAGCAGTTTATGCCTGTGTTAGGTAGATCTCGTAAAGTGTTGCCTTCAGAAAAAGATAAACAGGATCGTTGGTTGACGACGTTCTTTTCAACGTTTTTGGGGCTTGGGTTGCGAACTAATGATCCTTCTTCGCAAAGAAGTAAGTTGTATAAGATGCGAGAAGAGTTCTCTAAAGACATTCAAGACTTTAGAGACATTGAAGGTGTGGGATCGGAGTAGAATTTGTATATGTCTCCCACAATTATTTCTAGAGCTGGATGGGATGCCCGTCCTCCTAAACGAAGGTTCACTCCATTAAAGAAATGGCGTGTTCAAGGAATTGTCTTGCATCACAGTGGTGTGAAGAACGCCCCTAAGGGCGTGACAGCTGTGAAGGCGTATGAGCGTTTCCATATGGATTCTCGGGGTTGGAACGCTATTGCTTATAATTGGTTAGTTGACGAAGAGGGAGTTATCTATGCGGGGCGAGGCCCTAGTGTCGTTTCTGGTGCTACTAAGGGTTGGAATTCTCGTACTGAGTCGATTTGTTTCACGGGCTGGGGGGATGTAAAAGTTCCTGAGGCTGCTTTGAAGTCTATTAAGTGGCTGATTGCTGATATTCAGCATCGTTATGACAACAAGTTGTGGGTTAAAGGGCATCGAGATGTAGGTAATTCGACTTGTCCAGGGAACTGGTTGTATGACTGGTTGAAGTCTGGAATGCCTGAAAGGGTCGAAGATCCAGTTAATGTCGACTGGGACGGCGTGAGCGCTCATTTGGAGGGCTTAAAGAACATTGTTCTAGCTAGCCCCCTTTCGAAACGTAAGAGAAGCCGTGGGGAGGCTGTGAGGGCTGTTCAGCAAAGATTGAAAGATCTTGGCTTTGAGCCTGGGGGGATAGACGGTATTTACGGATACAACACGAAACGGGCAGTGAAAATGTTCCAGGTTAGATACGCTTCGTTTCTCAAAGTTGATGGCGTAGTTGGTGGCAATACATGGGATGTGTTGTTTAGCTAGCTGGGCCACGGATAGCTCTCTATAGGAGGTACCAGAATGGCTAAAGGAAAAGGGTACGGGTCGTTTGGCGACACTTTTGGCAATGCGGATGAACAACCATACGATTCGTCGTCGGTTGACAACATGGCTGACATGGCTGCTAAAGCAAAAAGTGATGCTGCTTACTTACGATCCACTCCACTTGGCAATCAAGCACACGGCGGACGACCACTCGGCAAATGAAAAAACCACCTAAAAAAGCGGCATATTCAAAACCAAAGAAAAGCCGCAAACGTGCTCGTCGCCCAGTGAAATATTAGAAAGGCAAGAAGTGACTGAAGAGACAGTTAAAACGAAGTTCTCATGGACAGACTGGATTGAAAGATCAGTTTGGACAGGTGTGGAATCAGCGTTAGCTGTAGTAGTCGTAACTGACGTATCAAGCCTGAAAGCTGCAGCTACTGCTTTTGCTGCGGCTGCTATTGCGGCATTGAAAACGTTAGCTAAGGCACGTCTTGGCAGGTAACTGTGGAAGAAGAAGCGTTTGAAGATAATTGGGCTGACTTTATGGCAGCTCAAGGTCTTGCTCTAGAGGATGAGTTAGAAGAATCAATTCGAGATTCTGTCGGTTTACTCGATATTCAGGACGGGACTCATGCTCAATGGGTTGAAGAAGATCTTGCTGTTCTTTTTGTTTTTAACCCTGACGAGCTAGATTCAATCTTAAACGCTTGGGGCGAAGCTAAAGATGGAAACATTGTCGCTTTAGGAGCAATATTGCATTGGCTTCAAGGGCTCAGCGATTTCCTGCAAGCTTGCGTAAACTCTCACGATGAAGGACTTACTTAGATAAGTATTCTCTGACTACTTCTTGTTCGAGTAATCCATCTCTTAGTTTATGAGCTAGTTGGTCGCGTATTCGTGCCAAACTAGTTTTAGGGATGCCGCTTAGCTGAGCTAATGACCGTAGAGTTAAACCCCAGTCGACGAGCATTTGGTATAACCACTGCTCGTCGTCTGTTAAAGATAAGAACACTTCTTGGACTGCTATGATCAGTTCTTCTCTGCGAAATTCTCTTTCTTCGTAAGACAAGGGGACTGTCTGATTCGGCGCAGTTGACATTGTTGCTTCATAAATGTTTTCTGGAACTGGTTTATGCCAAGAATGGTGTTCATGTTCGCCGTAAAGAGCGCGTTTGGGCCCATCGAAATGTAAGCCCCTGCTTTGAGATCTTTTTGTTATTATCTCAGCCCACGGTCGTTGTGGTTTCAACGAAGGGAATTTGAAACCTTTCAGAGTTTCAAATAGTTGTTCTACCCATTCTCCCTGGTCTTGGTCATCCATTGACCCAAGGTAAAAGTTTGGAGCTTATAGATATGTAAGCTTTACCTTCAGGGTATTTGCCGAACTGAACATCTTCTTTGTTAATTATTTTCATCATTTCAGGCCAAGGAAGTTCAGCGTAGGTTTGGCGTGTAGTTGACCACACCCAAAACCACACTGGTGTTCCTAGGTTGTTCCATTGTTCAAGAGCAACAATTTTCTCAATCTTTATTTTGAGAGGCCTGCTAGCTATGCCTTGAACTTCGACAAGACGAGTCGGAATTTCTTGCATGTAGTCGGGCATGTAACGTAATGACAACGCAAGTTTATGTAATTTGAAGTCAGTTCCGTTTGAGTTTTTAGGTCTGTTGTGACCTAGCCGTGCCCAGTTTTGATTGAAATGTTCAAACATTCCTTCAGCTTCATCGCCCATTGACTCAAATCGTTCTGCGAACGGTTTATCTGAGAATGCCCGTGGAGCTGTAACAGTCATGTCTTTTTACCTACGATTTCGTGAATCTGGATATCATCATCGTAAGCTATTCCGTTCAATCCGTCTTCGATAGCTTTAAGGTAGTTAGTAGTATCTCCTCGGAGTTTGCTTTTCTCCTGATCCATCTCAGTGATTGTTATGTGTGCTCGTTTGTCGTTTAGCACTACGCTCACTTTAATTGGGCCTTCAAACTTTGGCCCGTTATAAGCTTCTGCAACAGCTTTTTCGTAAGCTCGAGTGCTTTCCGAAGTGTAGGCGTACCCTTTCTTAGAGAAACGGGGACGCCCTTTCACTTTCGGTCGGCCAGGGACAGTGAACTTATAGCTAAGTTTCTTCACGCGGTTCCACTCGAGTTGACGCTGATTCCACTAAATCTCGTAAGTATTTTTCACGTTCGACACGGTCAACATACTTGCCTAAACGATCATCAAGCTTCCTCACCCAATCAATTGTGGCATCAATCGAGTAACCTTGCCACAATAGGCTCCCTGCGAATGCAAACATGGCAGCTGAACGATCTTCGAAAATAGTTTGATCCCAGATCTTTCTGGCTGTCCCGTAAAACTCGCCGTCACTCCTACCGCCTCCTGAATACTGGGGGGCTTTAGGTTGAGTCGCCTCATACAAACGAACAAGTTCTCTGAACACAGGTAAAGAAACTCGGCTAGCCCAGGCAGCTTTCACAAATGATTCTACGTCATAAAATTTAGAAGGAGTAACGTCTGGAATAAACACTTCATGTCTTCCCATAGCCCTGCTATGAGGGTAAGGAAGGCGCAGACAGTTCCCAATCTTTTCTTCAGTAAGAATTACTTGTTTCGGATATACCTCTTTGATTGGTACATCCACGACTCGACATGCCCCAATCATCCCTTTGCGGCCTATAGAAGCTGCTATGGGCTGATCGAAATACACCCAGACGTGATACCCCTTGCTCTTAGAAGTTTCCTTGAATGACTTGATTCCTTTTGCTGAAAGTATTTTTTGTAGGTTGTCTGCATGAACGTCTGAGGTTTTGCCTTCGTCTAAATCAACGGCAACCCAATTGACCATCCAAACTCCGTTCATTTTCCAGAGCGGATAAACCCCAAGGGTTTTTCCTTCGCCAGAACCATCTAAATGTTCGACAATTCTTTGCGTGTAGGCGGGGTCTTCGCAAGTAGCGTATGTTTTGTCTTCTTCTCGGAAAGGATTTACCCGAAACGAAACATCAGCTAAATGTCCACCAAAGTGAAGTTGGGCAAACTGTTCTACAGTTGTGTTTATTGAACCCATCTGTCGTCCTCTGGAATATCGCTCTGTAAATATTCTCGCACAAGTCCACAATGCGGGTCCATGAAATAGTCAATAGGTGGCTGTGTGACATGGCAAGGAGGTCTTTTGTTCTTGCAAAGATCAAGGGACACTGTGACTGAATGGATGCGGCGTTCTGCTTCTGAAAGTTTTGGGTCATCTCTCCGTCTAAAGACATTGAGCTGCAAGATTGCATATTCATCGGCATTGAATTTTCCGTCGTCCATTCCTCTAGATGTACCTCGAGTAGAGCCTTTGCCTGACTGGTGAACTAACCCAACAGGAAGATTCTCTGTTTCAGCCCAGTCTTTCAATCCTTTAAGTACGGTTGAAACACCTTCGTATCCTGATGCGCCTGGAAGTTGCTCCAAGAAGTCGACCATGACAAAGCGTGGCTTTTGCTGCCAATAGTCTTCGCATTCCCTCATAGCTTCGGACATGTCTCGGAAAGACATAGCGCTAGGAAAGATTTTGACTCGATCGAGGAAACCGTGTTTAGCTTCTTCGATTTCATTCATGATGGCTTCGTCTTGTACACGTAATGCCTGTTCTACTTCAGCTAAATTTCGCTGGTAGAGAAGCGCATATAGTTTAGAGATCACCAATATTTCTGGTTCATCTGGAGTGTAAATAACTCCATAAAAATTTGGATCTTCTAAAAGATTTCTTGCCATTGATGACAGAAGTACAGCCGATTTTCCGCTGTGTGCTCGACCTGTTACGACGAGTACGTCGCTAGGCCATACGCCTCTCATCTTCTGATCAATATCGGTTAAGCCAAGATAGAAGCAGTCATGGCTTCCTTTGGCGTATTCGACCCATCGTTCCACTGCCGCAGCAGTTGGTCGAAAGAATTTGTATTGAGTCTCCCCTTCTGGGATGTCAACGCTCTCTAAGAGAGCATCAACATCCTCAGAACTGAGGGCGACTGGTCCATCGCCCGTCATTTATCCCCCTTGGTGTAGCTCTGCTCGACGTGAAGTCCAGTCCCACTCGATTGCATCCGCTTGGGTTTGTCCACCTGCTTGGTCCCACACTTTCAACGGAACGTTAGAGTCTGCTGGTTTAATCCAGATACCCACGTCGCGCGCTGTGTTTATTCCAATGTGAACCAAAGCATCTTTCGACACAGAGAAGTTCGGCATTTCTTTGCCGTTCTTGCTGATCTGTGGCGAGTAGTCACCACTTTCTTTCACCTCGTACACCTTGATGGTGCCGCCTGCGTTGTCAGCCCAAGCCGCTGGTTGGAAAGCCAGCAGGTTAAATGCTGCCTGCTGCAACTCAGCGGACTTGCCCATACAAAAGTCATTACGGGCATAAACACGTCCAGCTCCAGCTGTAGGACCTGCGGGTGCAGGTGCTGAAACTGCTACGGGTGAAGCTTGGGCAAAGGCTCCTGCGGGTTCAGCTGGCGCTGAACTCGGAGCCGCCGCCTGGGGGGTGCTTGCTTTATTATCTGAAGCCCTGGAAACGCCGCTTTTCAGGCGTCGCATCACAACCCCGTTAGGAGATAAATCTATTTCCTGACCTGATTGTTTAAGGACTTCTGATTTCACTTGCTCAAATAGGCCCGAAGCTTCTGCAATGATACCTTCGTCGCCCATTGATTCAGGGACTGTCCTCTCAATAGTGAGCGTATAGTCCGCTGTTTCATATGGAGCCTCACTTACTTTCTGTGTGAAGCTAACTGTCACCTTTGCTGTGTCAGTCATCTCTTACCTTTCTCCCTACCAGGGATTTTCTCCGAGGTGTTCCCCTCGGCATTTGCCTGCCTGCCAGACAGGACACCACTTGGGTGAGCAATGCCACCCAGACCAGTTCTGAGGCCATGTTTCTGCGTCCGACATTATGGTCGGAACCATTGACCAACACAACTCAACGAATGCGTCACGCCATTCTTTTGGTCTATTAATTGAAATTATTTGCAGTTGACCATTTGCCAACACGCACAGTTTGAATTCTGTTTTGTCTAACGCATAACAGTATGCGTGAGATTGAATATCCCAACGTTTTTTCTCCCAAGGTTCGTAGAATCGACTTGGATTCTTCCAATCCCAGATTACACCGTCTTCTGCAACCCAGTCTGCCGTTCCAGTAAGAATAAGATTTACGTTACCTCTGATCCCTAAAGATTTTTGAAAGGGCTCTTCAACACTAGCCGCAGGTAACAAAGGATCTTCGGCTCGAGTCGCTCCTAAAATATATAGCTCTGAATACCAAACCGAAAGATTTGCCATCACGGTGTCTAAAAGTTTGTCGTACTCGTGTCGCCAAACTTCAACTTCCGAAGAATAAGTACGCACATAATCTTCTGCTAGCTGATGCAGATCTTCTAGTTCGACAACACTTGGTGACCCGCCAGCAAATTCAATTGCAGCATGAACAGCGTTACCTCGAAGAAGGTCTGATGATTCTTTTTGCTCAACTAACTTGTATCTTTCTTGTCTTGCCTGTTCGGGACAATTCAAGAATGTGTTAATCCAGCTCTGACGTAATCTGATTTCAATCATTTTCTCCCCAAGTGGGCCGCCTCTGCAGGGAGAGAGACAAAGGCGACCCACAATTTATTTGGGGGGTTCCACCCTTTGAAGGGGTGGAACCCCATTATAGAAATACATAAACAGAAGTGTTGGATACTCCATTCACTTATTGTTCCATAAGGGTGAGACACTCTTTAGGTGGTATCCATTCTTCGTAAAGAATCCTGTCTGATTTCGATGCGTTACAAGACACACAACATGGAACGATGTTGTCCATTGTGTCGGTGCCACCTTTATTGAGTGGCACAACGTGATCGCCCTGCGAATGTTTCCAACCGTGGCCCCATTGTGTGTGCCAAGCGTCACAGTAAGTGCAACGCTTAGGGTCAATGCCTTTAGCTCTCCAGTATTGGTGAAGTTCGGGAATCGTGTGTTCGTCGCTTACAACGTTCGCTTTTCGTGCCCGATAAATTCGTGTTTTTTCTTGTTCTTTACGGCTAACTTTTTCTATATTGGCTAAACGATATGCTTTTTGTTTCTCGCATAGTTTCTGTCTGTGATTTGCCTTATATCTCAGGTTGGACTTTCTCACCTTGTCGGGGTTAGCTTTCCCCCACTCGATTGAGTTTTGTATCTCAGATTCTTTGTTTTCCTCATACCAACGTCTCCTGTTGGCTCTAATTCTTTCCCTATTTTCAGGTTTATTTCTGTAGATTTTGTTTAATTCGGAAATACATGCTCTACAACGAGTTAAAGGAACTTTGTTAGTTGGAACGTAATATTCTGTAAGTTTCTTTTCTTTTCCGCACCTTGTACATGTTTTGGTTTTCATCTGTACCTCCCACAAGTCCACAACTGCCATCCGTCACCAAAGCGTTTCTCTCCCCAACTGAAAATAT